ACCGAAACAATGGTATCCGGGACAATAGTAACCTGTACCGCGTTACCTGTTGAGCCAAACCCATCAAATCCCCACGGCACATCGCCCCACCCCATTTGAGGGTAGAGCGTAGCGGCTACAACGCCTTCAACCTGTACGGTTATGTCGGCCATAATAGCCGTCAGAATCTATTAGGCGATACGAATAATAGCGTTGGAGGCATCAGCGGTCGGGAACTGAATGGTGAAGGTACCGCTGGTAACGGTTTTGGTACCACCAAAGTTCAGAACCAGAACTGACTTGTTGGAGTTGGTAGCGTTGTAAATCAACGCGCCATCTGCCGAGAACGAAGCCGATGTCCAGCTAATATCGTCAAAATCCGTAAACGCCGTGGTTCCGGTCGAAGTCGGTACTTGCGAAATAGTCAGAGTCTTGCCCAGAGCGGTGTAGCCAGTAGCCGTTGGAACTTCGTCGGTAGAAGTGTAGGCGGTGGTGGACGGGCCGAGGGTCGCCGAGGTTGTGTACAGGGCAATAACAAATTTGTCCTGCGTGTTGACCGTTAGCGCACGGTTGGTGGTGTTGAAGTTCATACCGCCGCTCAAGATGTCAGTCTTGAACGAGGTGGTGATGGATTGAGAAATAGCCATGACGATGTTCCTTAAATGTTTTTGACGAACTCGGCGGCATCGCCGAGGCCTGCTTCGGACAGCTTATTGCAGATGGTTGTGCGTTCATTGACCTGAGCTTCTTGAAGATAGGTCAAAATAACTTTATGAATCTGCGACTTATATGCAAGAGCCTGTTCACGAACTTCCGGGGCGCTCTCGTTGCCCACGAAGATAATTTTTTCGATGGCGCGTTCGGCAATCTCTTCGGCGGTAAAGCCGCGATTGTCTGCCACAAACACATTTACATTGCCAACATTGCCGAAGCCGGTTTCGCCTTTCATTGTACGGGTATCCTAAGTTGTCCACTACGGTAAGCATCGCGCCTATCCTTGCCATCGCCGAGCTGTTTAAGCAGATTAAGCGATTCAAGGTACTTGTTCTCGTAATAGGCGGCTACATCAGACTCGCCTTTCTGATAGATGTAGGCCTCACGAAGACAACCATATAATAACACCGTCTCAAAGTTGTCTCCAAGCCACGAGGTACCAGCGGTCACAATTGATTGCGGGTAGTAGTAGTAGTGCATTTCGACCCCATAATTGGCATCCGGGGTCGGGCCAAGAATGAGCGTATTGTCGTCAAAAATGGCGTAATACTGGGGAACGCCAGCCGTTGATGGGTCTGGATAGCATTCCCGAACAAAGTTTACATCCTTGTCAATAAGGAAGGTCTGAGCCTGCGTAACCGGGGCAATGACCGCCAAGGAGAACGCCGCCAGCCAGTCATCGGGCAGGGACAGGTATTTGTTCCCGGAAGTCATGGTTCCGGTGACATTCTTACGGATGGCCGGGAGCTGGACGCTATTGTAGATGCGCTCCTCGGCGACCTGCACGAAGGTCGGAATATTAGCTACAAACGAGGCCTCGGTGGTCTCGCAGTAGTCTTGAATGAGCTGGGAAAGCTGGGAATAGTTCATTGTTTAAACTCAGGTAATTGCAACGGTAATTTCGCCTATTTGGACCGCCATGTCCAGTTCATTCGGGGTAAGCGGGTCAACATAGCTGTAAGCGCCACCAACAGGGTTCCAGCCCCACTGAATCTGACGACTGCCGTTTGCGCCATCGTTTCCGGGCGCATAGTAGGTCGTGTCAGGACGGGCGTTCCGCAAAGCCTGCGCGTCATCTGCCTGCACCCGTCCAAGCTGGAGCTGGGGCTGGTCCGGCTCCCAGCACTCGTCACAGACCCTGATGCTGGTTGGCAACAGGTTAATGACCAGTTGGCGCATCGCGTTTAAATGGTCAACGCGCTGTCCACACCGGTCGCAAAAACCGTGGGCATATTTTCCGGATGAATACGCCCCGGCCATTTAGACGCTCCGACCGATATAGCCCATTTGTGGCACAAAGCGAGACGATGACTTGTCACGGTCTTCGCCAGAGGCCATTTCCCACTGCTCGTCATAGACCTGTTTAAGCATTGCCAGACGGTCGGAGGCTTCCGGCTTCTTCATGGCGATGTAGTAGGCCAGACCGGCAACTAAGACCGGCAGGAAGCGGGCAGGGACATCCATCGTGTTTGAGCCACCCGTACCCACATCTTGGATACGGCGCAGGTACCAGTAGGCCAGCGTATAGGTCTGGGAGCCGTCCGGAACCGGCCAAAGGTACACCACCGGGTTGTCGCGCAGGCGGTCAACATAGATTTGCAGGGGCATGCCCTGAGTGTTCTTGTTGTTGATGTGCGCGTACTCAGACACCGAGATTCGGCTCATGGTGTAATCCGCCTGACTGGTAGTATTACCATCGTTTAAACGAAGTTGATGCTCGATGATGTCAATGGTGTCGGCTGGAAGGTTATAGGTGATTTGACCCGGAACAAGGGTAATCGTGGACGATTCAACAGTCCAGAGGTTGATGCCCCGGTTCTGCCATTCCTGCGCCATGAAGTTCATGGAACGGCGAGCCGTTCTGAGGTCGTAACCGCTCCTCAGTTCCAGCCCGGCACGCTCATACGCTTCCTCAACAAGCTCTGAGAATTCCGGGTTGAATGTCGCTGTTCCACTGGTAGCCATTAGCGCACCGTACCTTTGGTATGGCCCTTGATAGCACAGCCGTCAATACGACCGCCATTCTTGTAGCCGATAGGAGACATGGACTCCGGGGCTTCAGGAGCCTCAGATTCCGGACCAATTTCAATTTCGATTTCGACCATCGGCTCGGATTCACCGCCGCCGTTGCCTCCACGAAGTTGCGGTTTCATTTTTTCTTGCCTTTGGCTTTAGCGCCTTTTTTCATGGCTTTGGCTTCAGCTTTTTCATGCTTAATCATTGACTTAGGAGCGCCTTTGGACTTCATAAAGGCGATTTCCTTTTTCATCATTGCTTTGGATTCTTTTGCCATAAATCACCTCGTTAAATGTTGCGGCCTTTTGTATGGCCTTTGATTGCACAGCCGTCAACACGGCCACCATGTTTAAACTTCTGAACACCGGCATTGGCGACATCAGATGCCACTTCTTCGGATACAGGCTTCTTTTTTTTGCGGTCGCCGAGCTTGGATACAAGGCCAAGAGCGCCCGGTGCTTTTCCAAAAATACCTTCTCCGCTAAGAGCGCCATACAATGGAGAGATAGAACCTAACAATTCTTTACCTTTCATTTTTTCAGTCCTTTGGTCATGCCACGAGTGGCACACCCGTCAATTTTACCACCTTTCTTGTAACCACCACCCGGACCAACAGGGGCCGGGGCATTTGGGCGCATACGCTTGTTCATGCCGTCAAACTTTTCAGGCATTCCCTTCAAGCGGTCTTTAACTACTTGGCGCATATTTTCCATGCCGCGCTGTTCGCGCATTGGACGACCATCGTTTAACATTGGGCGATTCATAGGCGAACTGTAGTTACCCATATTTCCGGGCATATTGGCACCACCCACGCCACCAAACTGCAACGGTCCAACACGGAAGTCAGACGGACGAGGCAGTGGGGTCGGCATTACTTCTGGGCCAATAGGGCCACCAGCGGCATATTTGGATTTCTTTTTCATGTTATTTCTTCTTCTTGGCCTTGGCCTTACGGGCCTCGGACAAAGCAATGGCGACGGCCTGTTTCGGGTTCTTCACGACCGGACCTTTCTTTCCGGAGTGGAGGTCGCCTTTCTTGAATTCCTTCATCACTTTCTCAACCTTTTTCGGGTTGGCTTGACGAAGGGCGTTTGGTACAACTTTACCCGGCGGGCGGGCGATTTGTTGACCCATGCTGGAACGACTAATTGCCATATCTGTATCCTCATCTTTGCGGAACAAAATCCATCGACCAATTTTCTGGAAGAATCGTTTAAATGCCTGAATCATTTTCGACCTCTCTTTGTCATGCCACGAATTGCGCAACCATCAATGCTTTTCCTTTTTACAGGAGCTTGCACTGAGGCTCTTGCCGGGGAAACCTTTCCGCCATGACGGTAAGAAGCCGGTTTGTCTAATGTTTCAAATGCTTGATTAACTGTTTCTGGGCGCAATATTCCTCTTTCCCGCTCTATCCTTTTTTTGATTATCTCATCTTCTCCTGCGTTTAAGTCAGGAGAATAGGTTAATCCAGTAAAAAGAACATTACCACTTGATAAAGCACCTTTCAAAAGGTTTGCGCCAGCCTGACTTGCCGCGCTTCTTCCCGCTGGCGTGGTCAGCCCTTCTTCAAAGGCTTTTGCGACATTCGGCAGGTTCCTTTCGACAAATCCGGGTTTCGGAACAGCACCTCGTTCAAGGACTTTTTTATACTGACCTTTACCAACATGCTTGTACACATCTACCTTGTCAGCCGGTAGCTCAGTCAAATGCTTTCCATCCTTTCCGGTTGGGAACATTGTGGAGCCTTTCCCATGACGAGAGCGTGTTGACGGCTTGATGGAGGGGTCTTTTGTAGCAATTACATAATGGTTTGGATTGCTTTCAGCATACCTTAAAGCAATTTCCCCTTTTGAAAAAGAAGGGAATGCAGTTGGTCTATTAGCAAGAGATACGCCTCCTCCAGTATTCGGCTTTGGCTTTGCATTATAATTTGTCCGAACTTTGCCGCTATCAAGAATATCCTGATATGCAGAATCACCATGAATGACTCTGTAAAAAGCATCGGGGTCAGTTTTGATTCTACCAGCCATTACCTTCTTCCTCCTTTGGCTTTCGCTGATTTCGGTTGAAGATTGCCGCCTTGCCGATTCGATGACTTATCGCTCTGGGGACGGAGATTGTTTCTGCTGGTACTGCCACCGCGACTAAGCGGATTCTTGTGGTCAACGACTTTGCCGTCTCCTTTGCGCCCCACACCTTCACGCATGAGTTCCCGGCGAGCGGCATTGCGCTTCGCACGGTCTTTCACGCGCTGAGGGTCTTCATTCAGACGCTCACGGGTATAGTTGCGGGAGGAGGCTTTTGCCATCTCAGCGTTTCCGGCCTTGGGCTTTACGGACCATGCCGCCTTTAGCCTTCTTGTCCGGGAACTTTTTAGAAATAGCAGGAAAGGTTTCCTGTATTTTCTTGCCAATCTTTTCAGTTGGACCACGGAGCTTGGAAAGATTGTCACGGAGCTTTTCGCCGAAATCTTTCTCTGGTTTTTTGGGGTATGGGGCTTGACCTTTTGGCATGTAAATCTCCTAACGGTATTTAGCGGCCTTGGCCGCAATCTTTTTGGGTTGGGGAACGAACTGCTTACCTTTGGCATTCCCAGCCGCTTTAGCACGGTTGGTTGCCGCTTTCTCGGCGGGGTTTAAAGCCTTCCACGCGCTATCAGGAAGGTACCGTTTCTTACCCTTTGACGGCGAGCCATCGCTGGTTCGCCATTTCTGGTTGGTCCATTCCTTGAGAGAGCGTTGCGGGTCTTTCACGCCTTGTACTGGCGTGCCAGTAGTTGAGCTTTTCGAGCCGACCATTCACCGGGGTCACCACCGCTGGAGCCTGCTTTAATTTTCTTGAATAGCTTTTCACGCATGCCCGGCTTCGTGTAAACGCCAGCTTTGTTGACCTGAGATTTTTTCTTGGTCGCCATAGCTTTCACCATTTAACTTTATGAGACCAGTACCGGGCAGATAACTTGTCCGGGCTGGCGTCCTGAGCGTTATGGCGGGCGTAGTAGGACTTCTTGCGTGCCTTGTCTTTAGCGGATGTAGGGTGCTTTCCAGCACCCTGCACGCCCTGTTGACCAAAGCGAATCGTCTTTACCTTGTCACCGCTTTTAGCGACAACAACATGGGACTTTTTGGGATGGCTCGGCGTGCGCTTCGGCTTGTTGAAGCCCGAAACACCGGCTCTTGCCAATCGCGGGTCTTTGCCTGCCATGAGCTTTCCCGTTTAACCGCAAAACAGCGTGATGTTAGAAGTGGCTACCTGAGACATCGTAAGCACCGCATAGTCATCATTACTGCCCTTGGTGGTCAAAACGCCTTCACCCGGAACAATGATGTTATGCACACTGGTATCACCACCGGTCGGCAGTTTCAAAATCACCGTATTGGACGGTTTAGCCGTAAAGGTAATGGTGCCTGCGGTCGATGCGGAAAGGTAGAATCCACTCTTAATACGCGCACGCGGAAGCGCCATATCACCGCCGAATCCGATTTTCACACCACCAGCAGAGCCAGCATCAACAGAGATGCTTTGAATGCTGGTGTAGTAATTTGCGGAATAGACGATACCGGCACTAGGACCGGAAAGCGTTTCAACTTGCGGCAAACGATTGCTTGCGTTTGAACCAACACGCAAACCCGTAATGGTAAAGGTTTTGCCAGTTTCAACACCATCTGAGGTAATTGACACTTTGTATCCGGTTCCGTTGTAACCCAGATTGTTTGCC